GTTACGACCGCCGAAGGCGAACGCGTGAGCTACACATACATGGAACTGGACGACAACGGCAACATCACCAGCCAGAACAACAGGGCCTCCTTCGTGGCTCTGGATGAGGATCTTCTGGCCGCTATCAAAACCTTGAAAGACGCTGTAAATGCGCGGCTGTGACACATAAGGGGGTGCAGACTACGACCGATACAAAACGCATCAAAGAGTGCAGACGCAAGATTATTGCTGCCCTGAATGATGCCAAGATCCCGTACGCGGTATCTGAGCTGATTTTAGAGAACGTGCTGTCTGCTGTACGTGAAAATATGGCTGCAGAGGAAATGGCAGCGGCGAGCCAGGAGAAAAACGAATGAAACAGGGAACGCAATTCGTGCTGCCCGTGGAAATCGGGATGGATCTGGATGATGTGAGCCGGATCGAATTTGTGTTCAAGCAGAAGAGCTGCAAAGGCTTCCCGGCCATTAAATCCAACGTCTGGCCGGATGACTGCACCCGGCAGGAAGGACAGAACATCATCCTTATCCCCTGGACGCGGGAAGAAACGTACAAATTCCTGGGCGGCGAAGCATTGTACATGGACACCCGCATCACGTTGCGGGACAGCACTGACCAGCCGCAGACGGAGATTTTGACGCTCAAAATGAGCCCGACCTTATTCCAGGAGGTTGATGGTGCATGATCCAGGTGCGAGTGGCCCAACAGAGCGCCGTATCAGTGCGCATTGCCGGGGCGGCATCCGTGCGGGTGGACGTGACCGGCACCACAGTGGTGGGTGCGCCGGAGTACAGCGGGCCGTATGACATCACGCCGTTGTTCTCGGCGCAGGTTTTGCCCACCGCAAAGCGACTAATGCAGCAGGACCTAACAATCAAGAAGATACCTCAGTACGAGGTAGCCAACGATTCCAGTGGCTACACACTGATTATAGGAGAGGAGTACTACAATGCCCAATAAATATGTGAACAAGGTGGTTATCGGCAAGGAAACGAAACTTGACCTTACCGCAGATACCATTACCCCGGACAAGCTGGCAAAAGGTATCACGGCACACGATAAGTCCGGCGCGCCCATTACCGGCACCAGCACAAAAGACGCTGACACCAGCGATGCCACCGCCGCTGTGGCAGAAGTGCTGAAGGGCAAAACATTTTACGCCCGCGGCACCAAAATGACCGGCACGATGCCCAACAACGGCGAAGTCAACGGTGAAATCAGCACCGTTTCTGGTAAATACACCATCCCCATGGGCTTTCACGATGGCGCGGGCGGAGTGACCATCGCAGCGACCGAACAGGCTAAGCTGGTGCCTACCAACATCCGTGAAGGCGTTACTGTTCTTGGCGTGGTTGGCAGCATGAGCGGCAGTGAGGCCATGAAGCCGCAGGCTAAGAGCGTTACGCCGTCTTTCGAGCAGCAGGTTGTGCTGCCGGACAGCGAATACAACTGCCTGTCCCAGGTTACGGTGGCGGCTATCCCGGCCACATACGTTGATAATGCGGCTGGCGGCCAGACGTTGACGATTGGAGGCTGAGCATGGCGGTCAACAAGGTTGTTATCAATGATGAAGTTGTCCTCGACCTGACCGGTGATACGGTGCAGGCTGCCGACCTGCCGAAAGGGGTAATTGCCCACAGTGCCACAGGGGCCAAAGTCACCGGAACCACAAACTATGCCGGTTCCAGCAACGCGGGCGGCTCCGCAACGAGCGCCGAAAAACTAAATAACAGCCTGACCATCAAACTGAACGGAACCAGTCAGGGCGCATGGGACGGCAGCAGCGCAAAAACCATTGACATAACGGCAGCCAGCGTTGGCGCGACAAACGTTACGCTCAGAAGGTGGTGACAGTCGCATGGGTGTGTATTTAGGAAGTACGCAGGTAGATATGCAGGGCGGCTTTGTGACGGGTGGTGCCAGTGGGGCGAGTTTGCAGAGCAAGACCGTAAGCCCCAGTGAGAGCGCACAGACGGTTAAGGCCGACAATGGCTATGATGGTTTGAGCCAGGTTACAGTGAATGCAGTATCAAAAACTTATGTGGGAAGCGGCGTGACGAAAAAAAGTGCTGCGACTTATACGCCGGGAACGAGTGACCAGAGCATTGCATCCGGCCAGTATTTGAATGGAACCCAGACGATTAAGGGTGACAGCAATTTGACTGCGGCCAATATTAAGAGCGGTGTAAAGATTTTTAATGTGACAGGCAGTTATGCTGGGAGCAGCAGTGGCGGAAACACGCCAAACTTGCAGACCAAAACGGTTACGCCCAGCGAGAGCACCCAGACGGTAAGCCCGGACAGCGGATATGACGGACTGAGCAAAGTGACCGTGAATGCGATATCGAGCACTTATATTGGCAGTGATGTGACCAAAAAAAGCGCAGCAACTTACATCCCGAAGACAACCGACCAGAGCATTGCATCTGGGCAATACCTGAGCGGGACACAGACAATCAAGGGCGATGCAAACCTGGTGGCCGGGAACATTAAGAGCGGTGTGAACATTTTTGGTGTGACAGGAACTTATGCCGCCGGCGGGAGTTCCGGCGGCAATGGCAATAACAATGTGGAGGCTTATGCCATTACGGACACCAACCCCAGCGTGAGTTTTAAGACCGCCAGCGGAACCATTAAGATTTGGGGCTATGGCACCATAACCAGTTCCGGCGGCTGGGGCGGGCAGACTACGAGCCTGGTCGCGTTTGAGGGCGACAAGTACCACAAGAGCGCCATATACGGCGGCCCAAGCAGCACCAACCTGAGCCTAAGCATCAGCAACGGAAAACTGACTGGGCTGCCGAGTGGACTATCCGCAATCAGCGCGATTGTAACGAGAGGTATATGATTATGGCCACTGATACAAAGCTGGACAGCCTGGTGATCAACTACCTGACGCAAGCCCAGTATGATAATGCTAAGAGTGAAGGAACGCTGAACAGCAACCAGATCTATATGACACCGGCCTCCTCCGGTACCCATACGCTGCCTGCCGCTACCAGTTCAACCCTGGGTGGCGTAAAGATTGGCAGCAATATTACAGTGAACAGCGGCACGATCAGCATTAGTAAGACTAACGTGACAAATGCACTGGGCTATACGCCACCGACTACTGATACCAAGTACACACTGCCAACCGCAAGTGCTTGGACTTTGGGTGGTGTAAAAATCGGGAGTAACATTACGGAGAATTCCGGCACGATTAGTTTGACAAAGGCGAACGTGACAAGTGCTTTGGGATACACACCGCCGACAACAGATACTAAGTACACACTGCCGACAGGTAATGCTTCGACCGCGGGCGGCGTGAAGCTGAGCGATTCGACCAGTTCAACGAGTTCGACCAATGGTGGTGTTGCGGCAACGCCGGCGGCGGTAAAGGCGGCCATCGCGGAAGCAAAACTTGCGGCCTGGCCGATTGGAAGTATTTACATAAGCGTAAGCAGTACAAGCCCAGCGTCTTTGTTTGGCGGTACCTGGGAAAGAATTTCTGACCGCTTTTTGTTTGCTGCTTCCAGCAGTTATCCCGCAGGTAGCACTGGGGGCGAATTCACCCATAAGCTTACACAAAGCGAGCTACCGGATTATTCGCTGTCTGTGGCCAACGGAAGCAACGTAATACGCTCCAAAACCGGAAGCTCTGCGGATGCGTATGTCCAAACGCAATCAAGTGGCTGGGGTATTCCGAACTGGGAATCCAAAACCGTAACAGTCGCCTCCGGCGGTTCCGGGGCAGCCCACAACAACATGCCGCCTTATTTATCGGTATGGATGTGGAAGAGAACAAGATAAGGAGGATAAAGATGCGGCTGAAGAATGGAGAAGTATGTTTTGGGTGGCCATTGGCGCAGCATGTGATTACAGCTGGTTGGCTCTACAATGACGGCAGCCTGCACCGGGCGCTGGATTTCCGCGCGGCGGTGGGCACGCCGGTATACGCCGCAGAGGGCGGCACAGTGGAGACGGCCTACCGCTGGAACGGCAAGCGCACCCAGGGGGACATCAACAGCTATGGCAACATGGTCAAGCTGCGCCACACGACCTACAAGTATGGCACCCTCGAAACCCTGTATGCCCACCTGAGCAAGCTCTGCGTGACTCAGGGGCAGCAAGTGCGGGAAGGCCAGCTGATCGGCTACAGCGGCGATACCGGCAACTGTTACGGCGCACACCTGCATTTTGAAGTGCGCTGGAAAGGCCAGCGCACCAACCCGCTGAACTGGCTGGACAACGATTTTAGCACGGCCAGCAGTGCGGTCAAGCTGGGCAGTTACAGCAGCGTACGACACGCAAAGGAAGTGGAATACATGAATTATGCTATTGACGTAAGCAAACACCAAGGCAAATTCAACTGGCAGGCGGCGTATGACAAGGGCATCCGCCATGCCATGCTGCGCGCCGGGTATGGCCGTTACAGCAGCCAGGTTGACCCGCAGTTTGAGCGCAACGCAGCGGAGTGTGCCCGCCTGGGCATCCAGTACGGCGTGTACTGGTACAGCTATGCCAGCACCCCGGCGGAGGCACGCCAGGAGGCCCGCTGCTGCCTGGCCGCGATTAAGGGCAAGCACCTGTGCCTGCCGGTGGCGTATGATATCGAGTACGAGCCGTGCATCCTGCGCCTGACCAACGCGCAGCGCACGGCACTTGTACAGGCCTTTTTGTCGGAGATTGAGGCCGCAGGGTATTACGGCATCCTGTATGCTAGCTGCGGTTTTATTCGCAACCGCCTGGACTACAAGGCGCTGTCCAAATACGATATCTGGGTTGCCCAGTATGGCAGCACATGCACCTGCCCCCTGCCGTATGGCATCTGGCAGTACAGCAGCCGCAACGCTCTGGGCGTGCCCGGCTACGGCACCAGCCTGGATTGCAACAGGGTATACAAGGACTATGAGCAGCTGATGATCCAGGCAGGCTTGCAGGGCCACACCGCGCCCACCCCGGAGGACACCACCCCCAACAAGCTGGACAAGCAGCAAATCACCATTGGCCGTATCTCCAGCGGCGACCGCGCAACCATTCGCGCCCTGTGCGAGGGGCTGGGGCTTATCTCCGCCGGCCTGTACCGCGAAACCTGTGCAGATGGCAACCAGTGGATGCTGGACGTTGGGCCGGTATCCAGCGGCGATGCCTGGTATATTATGCGCAAGTGCGCAGAGCTGCAGCTGATTGATGCAGGGCTGTACAAGGCCGAGTATGTGGAGGGCTGACCGTGCTGGACTGGATCATCAGATACTGGGTGCAGTGGCTCTTCGGCCTGATCTGCGCCGCACTGCTGGCAGGCTACCGTCGCCTGGCCAAGCGGGTGAAGGAACAGGAAGAGGAACGCAAAGCCATCAAGGCCGGACTGCTTGCTATCCTACACGATCGCCTGTACGCCGAGTGCTCCCGCTACATTGCGCAGGGCAGCATTGACACGGACGGCCTGCGAAACCTGGAATATCTCTACCGCAGCTACCATGCGCTGGGCGGCAACGGCACGGGTACAGAGCTGTACAACCGCGCCAAAGCCTTACAGATTAAGAACGATTGACCAACACACATAGGAGGAAACCATCATGGATATTGCATCTTTTGGTATCGCATCCGTTGCCTGCATCACCGTTATCTGCTACCTTGCCGCAACGGCTGTCAAGCAGACCCCGCTGGCCAACAAATGGCTGCCGTCCATCTGCGGCGCCCTTGGCGGCCTGCTGGGGGTGGCCGCCATGTACATCAACGTGCCGGACTTTCCCGCCGCGGATCCGTTGACCGCCCTGGCCGTGGGCATTGTTTCCGGCCTGGCTGCGACCGGCGCGGATCAGGTTATTAAGCAGGCAAGCAAAGACAACTGATCAGCAAGTTACCGGCAAGTTAAATAATCCATAATTAAAGCGGCGGGCTTTCCCCTGAAAA